CTCAATCGGGGCACGGGGGGGAACAGGGGCAAGAGGTTTCTTCGACATCGTAATTTCGCTCAAGGATAAGGCAAGTTCTGCCACATCCGAACTAATATACGCGTGTCGACCACAATCACAAGGCGATTTCCAACATGCAAAACAAGTAGATTCCTTCGAACGCTCTTTCTTCTTCAGCTCTAATTCTCTATGGGCCTTCATGCAGAAATAAATGAATCTCAATGCATCTGATCTACGCTCACATTTGTAAACTTCGATCATGTGCGGGGCTTGGTTAACCAATGGTTGTCCAGGATTAATTTTAGGAGCAACCCGGTAAAAGATCCACTTCATTCCATGTTCAAAATAATGGGCATCCAAATTCTGATAATCAAAACCCAATTTTTCGTAATGATCCATATCTAAAGGTAATACCTCCAGATATATATGAAATCTACGCAATATAGCGATAGGATTCATTACGAAATCTTGAACTCCCAATTTGTCCACATTAGAAGTGACCACCAACGTATCAACATTCCAAGTGATCATTCCTTTGTTATGAGCTTCAGCCTGATTCGTCGGATTCGCAACGTTCTGCATGATTCCTACAACTCTGTCAAACGGATTACCTTCTGCAATCTCCTTCTTCGCAACTCCTATATCGTCCAAGAGAACATAATACTCACCGTTATACGGATCATCGAATTTTGCTTCTGGGCGAATAGAAACTTCAACTGCCTTCGGATCATTTTTATCTCGTTCATACACATCACGGGATATATCCCAAATGCTTTGCACGAGATTCGTCTTGCCAACTCCAGGGGGACCTATAATCGCGATTCCACAAGGCATCTCATGCCATGTTCCGCGGCGTATGTACGCGCGAAACTCAGCACAAGCAGCTTCAAACTTCGGAAATATAGGTTTCCCATATCGCTCCGACAACTCTCTCAATCTGTCAGCGTCCTTTAAAAATCCAGGGACTCCGTCATCTTTATACGGCGCATAATCACCTCTGCTCAAAGCAGCAGGTGTGGAAAACGTAGCCTTCTGAATTTTTCTCTCGAGTTCAGCAAATTCTAATAACTCACTTAACTTTGTCAAATGACTGGTAAAATAATCAGGAAATAGAGTAGCCAAATAATCGACTCCTCTCTTCCCCAAATCAATGACAAAATCAAGCAAATCAAAGTCTTTGCCAATATTCCGCAACAAATTCGACGCAACTCTATAGTCAAGCGAAGTTGAAAGCGTTTGGGCAAT